AGGGCGGGTGCCAAGAATCTACCGAGCGGATTCAATGTTCTCTCGACAAAGATGGCTGCCGTTATGGCAGTCGCTGCAACGGGCGCGGGACTGTTTAATATCACGAAGGACGCGATGCTTGCGGGTGAGAATGTCTACAAACTCACACAGCGGCTTCACGTCTCTGCGAGTGAGGCGGCGACGCTCAATCGGGTGTTTCAGCTTGCGGATACGGACATCAAGAGTATCATTCCTCTGATTGCCCGTCTCGATAAGCAGGTATCCGCAGCGGGAGAGAGCGGCAACGATACTGTCCGCGCACTCTCGCGCTTTGGCATTGTGCTCAAAGATCAACAGGGAAATCTCCTGCCGCTCAATGAGCAGCTGGCACAGCTTGCCAAGGGATACAAGATGGCAAGCGAAGCGGGAATGGAGGAAGCATATACCGCAGAAGTCCTCGGAGCGCGTGGTGCGGCGCTTATCCCCATTCTCGAACAGTATGACGATCTGATGACAATTTCTTCTCGCGTCAAGACCACGGGGCTGCTCGACCCGGAACAGGCGCATGAGACCTATCTCAAATGGCGTGCGATGGAGATGGAAGCGGGGCAGCTGAAACTCGCGCTTGGTGCAGCTCTCCTTCCTGTCGCCGAGGAACTCATGCCGGAGATCAATGACGGCTTTGAATCTCTGGTTGAAACGATCCGTGACAACAAGGATGAGATCAAGGACGCCGTTCTCGGATGGGGCGAGGCACTCAAGACCGTCGCAGAGCTTGCAGGCTTTGTCGGCGAGCAGATTTACAAGGTCAATGAACACGCCGAGGCGAATTCATGGCTCGTAAAGAATCATCCTGTGGCATCTCCGCTGATTGCTGTTCCGTTCCTCGGCGGCAGCGTTCTCGATGCTCTCTACGGGGACGAATACAAGCAATACCAAGAACAGCAGAAGATTGCAAAAGAGAAAGCTGCGGCAGAGGAGAGCGCCCGTACCGAAGCGGAGAAGAATGCCAAGGCGCAAGAGCAGAATGCCAAAGCTGCGAAAATCCGTGCGGCAGCCGAGAAAGATGCTGCAAAGACGGTCAGTGAATCTGCAAAGGCGACCGCACAACTGACAGACAGCTTATATACACTGACACACACGGATGTTCAGAACAGCCTTCATGCACTGGATCGTGAATCCTTTGAGTTCTTCCGGAAGGGCGCAGATCCGCATCTCATCGACGAATACCGCTTGGCAAAGGAAGCGAAAATCTACGCCGACTTCCAGCGCGACGTTGTGGACAAGGCGAATGCGCTCTACAAAACCGATCTGCAGAACAAGCTGGATGCCATCGCCCGTGAATCCGATGCCTTTCGTCAGAAGGGCTTGGATGAGGTACAGACGCAGACGTGGCTCAGTGAGAGCAAGGCACGTGTCATGGAGCAGTGGGAGCGAGACGTTGCTTCCAATATTGATTCCATCTGGAAAACGGAGCTTGAGAACCGCCTTGCGGAGATAGAGCGCGAGAAGGATGCGTGGGTGCAGAAGGGACTGGACGAGGTCGAAGCGACACGCTGGGCGGAGAAGCAGAAGCTCGATGCCAAACGCAACGCCGCTCTGGAAGTCCTCCGCTCCCAGAAGGAGGAACTGCAGGTGTTCAAGAAATCCGGGCAAGTCGGGTTGATGCAGTACCTTCGCAAGAAGAATAAGTTTACGGCAGAAGATCTGGGGCTGACACCGGAGCTTCTCCAACAGTTTCAGTCCGGGCGTAAATGGGCGATGGAGAATCTCCTTCCGAATTTCGCTCCCGAGAAGCGTGAGGACAGTTCCCGCATTCGTGTGAATGGGCAGGAGTTCTCGTATGCACAGATGATGGCAGGGCTTGGACAACAGGCGCAGAGCATCCAAACTGCGGGGCAGAATGTGCCGTCCTCTCATAATCAAGCACAAGGTTCTCCCTCCATGACGGACAATCGCCAGATTCACATACAGGTGCAAATCGAGAATGCTGTCACGGAGGACAACGAGGGAATGCGTATGCTTGCCGATCACGTCGCCGACCGCATTCGCCCCGCCGTAGAAAACGCCCTTGGAGGTGATTCCAATTCATATTCACATTGGTGAGGTACGGACATTATCCGTTGAAAACTGGCAGACCGTTCCCGACGACCGTCAGCAGCTCCTAGAGATTGTTGGCGGTGCTGTGGTTCAGGATTTCGGTCATATCCCGGAGGGCGACCGTGTTTCCTGTTCGGTCACGGTCACTGTTGCTGATTGGGAGAAAATCAAAGGCTACTGGGACAGCCGCACGATGGTGTCCGTGACCGATGAGGGCGGGAACATCCTGCCCTCTATGCGTGTCGTGGTGAAATCCTACGAGTATATGGCACATTTTCCGAAGGTATATAAACTGTCTCTGGAATTTTGGAGGGTATGACAATGGCAGAACTGCTGCATATCTATATGAACAATCCGACGGAGGGCGGCAAGGACGGGACGGAGGTCAGCTCCGGCACGGAACTTGCGCCCATTTCCGTCCTGCTCGATGCGGGCAAGGGTGAGCAGAAAGCCGTCAAATGTGCCGTGCGCTGCGAGAGCGGCTTCCATATCGACGGAGCTTTGACAATCAAATTCGTCGGAGATCATGCGGACAAGTGGAAGGTCGCGATGGATAACAAATACACTGCCGAGACCGCATTGGAGTCTGCCGAATGGAAGGATGTTATTTCGCTGCAGAACGTCCGCGACACAAATACCGTCTTCTGGGTCAAGGCACTCAGCAGTGCAGATGAACAGCCGCAGCAGGATACGAGTGTGGACATTCAGGCAGAGGGGCTCCTAGTCTCGAATTGAGGAGGTTCGTATGGCGTTCAAATACATCAATCCCGGCTATGCGGAGCTGCTTTCGGTTCGTGGCGGCACGACGGTAACAGGGGAGAAGTACAGTAAGACCGGCGTATCCTTTTGGCAGCCGACCTATTACAAGGGACTCAATCTTTCCGAGGTTCCATCGGAGCTTTACGGTAAATTCGATATGTACATCAAGAACTCCGAAAATGCAGACCGTGCAAGGTTCTCCATCGCTATCGGGGACTACAAAATCATGGAAGCAGAAACATTCTGGAGCAAGTGGAAGATTCGGGGGAACAACAACAATAATACGCTTGCCGCAGGTGAGGAAGTTCGTGTAAAAGCAATCAGCACGGTGTGGTTTCACATCAAGCCGGGACAAAACAATGACGGTCTTTTTCATGCCGTGATTGATGAACGCGAGGTTTGCAATAAAAGTGATGCGTATGTCGGTTATCTCACAAACTCGGATGCGAAGACAATATCGATCCTCAGCGGAACGGATGAAATTCTCATCTCGAATCTCATCCTCTCGGACGAGGCGATTAGTCCGAGAGAGCAGGTCGTTATTGTGCCCGGCCCATGCACGCAGACGAACATGACCGACTGCGGCGATGGAAGCTATGAGGCGACGGCTGCGAATCAGGAGCTTTTGCAAACGGTCGATGTTGCCGCCCTGTCCACGCAGTATGGCGAGGACTCGCGTGTGACTGGGATTTCTCTCATCGGGAATCCTGCCTATCGCACGGCAGAAGGACTGTGCGCTCTGACGGCACTTGAAAAGAGCGGCGGGAATATCACGGAATACGGAAGGCACATTGTAGAGCAGAATCCGACTTCCACCGTTATGGACACGCGCACTGTCTTCATGACGATTGCAGAACTCACGGGGCGGCAGTTTGGATGGAGAGCGGGGACATGAGCATCAAGCTGAAACCCGTCGTCTGCATTTCGTGGCTGCCATTCGGGCGCGTTCACCTAAAACCGATTATATACGCCACGGTGATTCCCGTATTTCGTCAATCCGTGCAGGTGCGCGGAGATACGTCACGCAGGCTCAATCTATCTTGTTCCGTTCATGCAGATACCCTGCGCGATATTCGGATCGTCAAGAAAATCACGGTAACGGGCGACACCGAGCGGCGTATTGGTCGCTGTGGTACGGTTCTCGTAGATACGAAACGAACTCTTGTCAAACAGTCATGCATCGTTGCAGACACGAAAATCGAGATTCCTCATACACTGACCTATGCAGAGTTCAAGGAGCGGGGGATTCGCTCGTTCTCCGTGACGCTCGGCGAACTCAGTCTCTCGGATAACATTCAACTCGAAACGGTGAATCCGCTCCCCATCGGCGCGTGTGTAGAAGGGCGGGTGATGGATTATGCCTTCCGTTTTCTCGTGGAGGAAACGAGTCAGCGCGGCATCGTGCAGTCCATCAAGGGAACGTACAGTAAGGACACGCTCCTTTACACGCCCATCCATATCTACGTCGAGCGGGCAAAGGTGTCGCGCTATGCGGCGGAAATTGCATCGGCACTCGGGCTTCGGCTTCATCGTCTGACCGATGATTTCACGCCATCGCAGAACTTCGAGGGGAGTGGAATGACGTATCATGACTTCATCTCCGCGCTTTTCGGATGGACGGCGAAACTGCCGCAGCGGCAGATCAACGTCTTTATTCGCGGAGATACGCTCCACATCATTCAGCGCGGCATGGAGGAGACTGTCATTGACATCACGCACTGGCCTCACGCACAGCCGACCATTGAGCGGAAACTTCTGCGCTCCGTCTGGCACAGCGCGAACAACGATTCCACGGGGGCGCACAACGAGGAGGATACTGCGCCTATCCCTTTCACCGGCACGATTTCCTTCAAAGAGATCAGCCGCACTTACTCCAACGGTTTTCTCGTCCGCGAGACAAACGAGAACGGCTACAGCACCTATACCTACGATGGGGAATACCTCGCGGAGAAGCGCACGCATAATGTGGACGGTTCGACCAGCCGCACGGATTACGCATACGCCTCCACGGGGCGCGACGTGTATCTCTTTAAGGAATGGGAGCGTACCACCGAGGCGGTGGGTGACGGAAAGAAGCACACGGAATATGACTGGGAGGATTGGAGCAACGAGAAGGGGACAGCGCGTATCACCTACCACGCGCCGCTCGGCTACGGATGGTATGCGACCACGGTCTATGTGGATGGAGTGCTTGAAGGAAGTTCGCTCTCACAGGGAAAGCCCGGCGGCAAGGCGAGTCAGTTCACCGTCGAGCAGTCGAATCTGAGCCTTGGCGCAAGTTACGCGAGTGACGATGAGCTTCCGTACTCCTCGCTCATCGACACCGAGTTTCCCGTTGTGGGGACGGACTATCTTCGTGCCTTGACACGAGAAATCGAGTGGCTCAATCGCAAGACGCAGGAGACAATCACGGTGGAGATTCGCGCACGGATTCGTAGCGGTGTTCCCGACATTGACCACATCGTCGATTTCACCGAGCGCATCCGCTTCGAGGGACATGAGTATTTCTTGCAGTCGAACACGGTGGAACTCACGCCGCGCCTTCTGCGGCAGACCATCAAGATGGTGAGGTGGTATGGATGAATGGCGTTCCGGGGCTTGCGGCAGCAATACGGGCAGGGATAAAGAACTCGAAGGTGGTTGAGTCACAGGCTCAGCGCGGAAGGATTCAGAATGGACGTGTCCATATCGGCGAGCGGTCGTATCCTTTTCGTGCGGCAGTGGACTGCAATACGTCAGACGGAAGTCTTGTGTGGGTACAGATTTCAAAGGGCGGTACCGCCGTAATCGTGGGAGCGTGAGCTTATGCACAGAGCGAAAGTAAAAGCTGTGAGCGGGAATCGGGTGCTTGCGGATGGTGAATGGCTCACCTGCATAGGGAATCGAACGGTTCGTGAGGGCGAGTGGGTCTGGACGGACGGGCGCTGCGTCTACGGACATGAATTCGAGGGTGGCAGCTGGTATGTTCCGACGAATGTTCTTTCCGGCATACCGATTCTTCAACTCAAGTGGAAGGATCACAAAGAGCGGATGCGCTATTCCTATTATGCGAAGGGCAAACTGCATGAACTGGGCTTTGGAAAAGATGCCGGGTGGATGGTCAATCACGGTGACCGCTTTGCCTTTCTGAAGACGGGGTTGCTCGATATCGAGATGGATGCGCGGGGAAATGTCTATACACTTGAGGACGCGAACGTCCTTGTGGATTCTATCCTTGGGGCAGAGGTGCATGATGGTGTTTCCCATGTCAGATGCAATGGGGAGATCGTTGCCACATACGATCTTGAGAAAGCATTTGGCACTCCTCCTGTGGACGATCCGTATGATCACTATACCTGCCGACCGCTCGAAGGACGGGTGGATCAGCAAGGAAGATTCAAATTGCTCATATGGCATCAAGTATCGCGGAAGCTGTGGGATGGGACTTGGATCAGCTCTGAGCGCCATGTGGTCTTTGACGGCACAAACATCGAACCGTGGAGCGAGGAATCCAAAACATCGTGGAAAGATCCTGTCACCGGTGAAACACAACGATCTCACACGAAATGGATTGCACCGGATTACAGTGTCCGCTTTCCCATCTATGACGGGATGTATATGCTGCTGCCAAGCGATGGGAATTTTATGGGGGGCTCCGGCAAATGCAGCACGCCCATCTATAACGCGCAGGATGAGTTGATTATGAAGATTGATACGCATGCAGGAGGACGCGTGAATGTTTGTCCCTTGGGTAAGGAGAAATATCTGGTCAGCATGGTGTCCAGTTCCATCTTGGGCAATGAGACCTCCGAACTGTACCTATGGGAAGACGGGCAGCTTACGCTTTTGATGAAAGGCTGTCTGAACCGCCGTCTGCGCAGGATGAGCAATCTCAATAAATGGAAGAAAGCAGGGGGTGTTTGATGATGGATCAGATTTTGACAATACGCCTGTATGCGGCGGGCATTGGCATCGTAGTCGGGGAGTTCCTTGGCAGCTTTGACGATCTGCTCTATGCACTTGTCGCATTTGTGGCAACGGATTACATCACGGGAGTCCTCCGTGCGATTGTAGAAAAGAAACTGTCGAGTGCCATCGGCTTCAAGGGCATCTGCAAAAAAGTCTGCATCTTCACCCTTGTCGGCGTGGCGAATGTACTGGATACCCACATCATCGGAAGCGGCTGCGTCCTGCGCTCTGCCGTGATCTTCTTCTACATCTCGAATGAAGGAATCTCCATCATCGAAAACGTAGCGCGGATGGGGCTTCCCGTTCCACAGAAACTGCAGGACATGATGCACAGCCTCAGAGATAAATGAATATTACGGATCGTTGCCCACTGCGAATTTTTCGTGGTGGGCAATATTTTTTTGAGAAAACGTCCTTTTTTCCTGTCTCCCAAGGCTACCTATCAGAGGGAAGGAAAATCCCTCGGAAAGAGAGGTAAAGCAAAATGGAGCACAATCTGAAAATCAGTGTCTCCAAGGAGTCAATGGACGGTGGCATTGTCGCTTGTCGGAACATCACCCTGCGGGAGCGTATCCTTCGCTTTCTGTTGGGCGAAAAATGCAAGCTGACGATCCTCGTGCCGGGAGATACGGTGCGAGAGATCACCATCAAGGACGTGGGAGGTGTATGTCGTGGATAGAAAAGAACTGGAACTTGCAGTGTCGGAAATCCGTAGCTGCGGCGAAATGCTCCTTGGAGCGGCAGAACGTTTGGCACGTGCTTTCGAGGAATCGCCTGCAGAACAGGTCGAAACCATTGCTCCGCAGGAAGATCCGCTGACCATCGAAGATGTACGGTGCGTTCTTGCTCAAAAATCTCGGGAGGGATTTACGGCTGAAATCCGTGCTTTGCTGGAAAAGCATGGCGCGGACAAACTCAGCGACATCGCGCCGGAGAAGTATGCGGCACTATTGAAGGAGGCTGAGCGCATTGGCACGTAAGCATGCCGTTCTCTCCGCATCCTCTGCCGCACGTTGGATCGCTTGTCCACCGTCGGCACGGCTCAATGCGGAGCAATCCGACACGCCAAGCGAGTACGCCGCTCAAGGGACAGACGCGCATACGCTCTGTGAGTACAAACTCCGTAAGGCTCTTGGGGAGCGGGTGCGCGACCCGACCAAGAAGCTGTCTTCCTATGACAGTGAGATGGAAGAGTGTGCAGAATTCTATGCACAGTTCGTTATGGGGCTTGTGGCACAGTTCCGCGAGGAAAGCGCAGACACAATGGTGTCCGTGGAGCAGCGTGTGGATTTCTCGGACTTCGTGCCCGATGGATTCGGCACGGCGGACACGCTCATCATCTCCGGCAAGACCGTCTGCATCGTGGACTACAAGCACGGCAAAGGAATCGAGGTCAGTGCCGAGCGCAATCCGCAGATGATGTGCTACGCTCTCGGCTGCATCCAGATGTTTGACGGTCTCTACGACATCGAAGAGGTGCGGATGGTGATCTTCCAACCGAGGCTCAGCAACATATCGGAGTTCACCATCTGCAAGGCAGTCCTTCGGTCATAGGCGGCAGATACGCTCGCCCCTGCGGCAAAGCTGGCACACGCAGGGGAGGGGGCGTTCTGTGCAGGGGGGCACTGCCAGTTCTGCAAGGTCAAGGCAACGTGCCGCAAGCGGGCAGAGTACAATCTGGAACTTGCTCGGTATGACTTCGAGATGCCGCCAACCTTGGAGGATGCCGAAGTGGAAGCGGTGCTTGCAAAGGCTGACACACTCGCCGCATGGGTCAGCGACATCAAGGAATACGCCCTGCAGCGGGCGATTCAAGGCAAACAGTGGACGGACTGGAAACTGGTCGAGGGTCGCTCCAATCGGAAATACACCGATGATGCGGCGGTCGCCAAAACAGTCAAAGAAGCGGGCTTTGAGCCGTATGAGCAGAAACTGCTCGGGATTACGGCGATGACCGCGCTTCTTGGAAAAAGTAAGTTTGAGGAACTGCTCGGCAGCCTCGTTGTCAAGCCGCAGGGGAAACCCACACTTGCTCCCATGAGCGACAAGCGGCCGGCGATGAATACCGCAGCAGAGGATTTTGAAGAAAGTTGAGGAGAAAACACATCATGGCAAAAGTTATCAATCCGACAAAAGTGATCACGGGTGTCAAGACACGTTGGAGCTATGCCAACGTCTGGCAGGCAAAGTCCATTAACGGCGGTGCGCCGAAGTTCAGTGTCTCGCTTATTATTCCCAAGTCCGACACCAAGACCGTGACCGCAGTCAAGAACGCCATTCAGGCGGCGTACGAGGAAGGGCAATCAAAGCTCAAGGGCAGCAGCAAGTCCGTGCCCGCACTCACGGCGATCAAGAACCCGCTCCGTGACGGCGATGTGGAACGCCCCGATGACGAGGCTTACAAGAACAGCTACTTCATCAACGCCAACTCGGCTACGGCTCCCGGCATCGTGGATGCTGCCCGCAATCCGATCATCGAGCACTCGGAGGTCTACTCCGGCGTTTACGGACGAGCAAGCATCAACTTCTACGCATTCAACTCGAACGGCAACAAGGGCATCGCTTGCGGACTGAACAACCTGCAGAAGATTTCCGACGGTGAGCCGCTCGGGGGCAAGACCCGCGCCGAGGATGACTTCGCAGACGAAGACGAGGACTTTCTCAGCTAAATAAGAGTTGACCGACACGGGCAGCGGGGATTCTTCCTCGCTGCCTTTGTCGCAGAAAGGAGATAATTATGGAAGAAGAAATCTGGAAAGATATACCTGGTTATGAAGGAAAATATCAAGCGAGTACCCTTGGAAAAATTAAAAGTTTAGATCGCATGGTTAAATATGAAAATCATCGTACGGGAAGTGCTTATTGCAGACCAATGAAGGGGCGGATATTGAGACAGGGAACCTTTTGTAAGAGCGGTCATGTTTCGGTTGTATTGGGGCACGGCAAAAACGGAAGTCCTGTACATCAACTTGTGATGAAAACCTTTGTTGGAAATCCTCCAAAGGGGATGGAGGTTTTACATATCAACGGAAACCCAAAGGATAACAGACTCTCCAATTTGCGTTATGGCACTCGAACTGAAAACATTTTGGATGTTTATTGGCAGGGAAAGAAATGGAGAAAATTAGGCATTGATGATGTGGAGGAAATTAGATTTGCAATGTATTGTGGTTGGTCGGGGAAAGAAATTGCTGGAAAATTCCATGTTTCGGAGACGACAATAAGCCGCATAAAATGTGGGAGGGCTTATAAATGGTTATGACACATTTATCTCTGGATTTAGAAACAAAAAGCAGTGTGGATATCATGAAGAGTGGTGTTTATCGTTACGCCGAAGCGGAGGATTTTGCGATCCTGCTCTTCGGATACGCCGTGGACAGCGGTGCGGTGCAGGTCATTGACGTTGCCAATGGGGAGAGGATTCCGCAGGAGATTCTGGATGCGCTGACCGATGACAAAATAACGAAGTGGGCGTTCAACGCCAACTTTGAGCGTGTATGCCTGTCGCGGTACTTGTCGGATCTCGGCAAACGCCTCGATCCAGCCCATGAAAATCACCCGCTTTCCAGAGACCGTATTCGCTTTTTGAGTCCCTGCAGCTGGCGATGCACGATGGTCTGGACTGCTTACATGGGCTTGCCGCTCTCACTTGCCGCCGTCGGCAGTGTATTGGGGTTGGAAGGACAGAAAATGACCGAGGGCAAGGCGCTCATTCGCCGTTTCTCCGTACCGCCCTTTCATGAGCCTGCGGGCGATAAGTGGGAACTTTTCAAATCCTACAATCGGCGCGACGTGGAAGTGGAAATGGCGATTCAGAAGCGACTGTCCAAATACCCTGTGCCGCAGTCGGTGTGGGATGAGTATGTGCTCGACCAGGAAATCAATGACCGAGGAATACGGCTCGATATGCCCTTGGTGGAGAATGCCGTCAAGATGGATGCCACCACAAAGGAGAAGCTGACGGACAGACTGAAGGCTTTGACCGGGCTTGAAAATCCGAACAGCGTAGTGCAGATGAAGGAATGGCTCAAAGCACACGGTGTAGAAACGGAGTCGCTCGACAAGAAGTCCGTGACCGCTTTGCTCAAGATTGCCCATGCCCCCATTTCCAATGTGTTGGCACTGCGGCAGCAACTTGCGAAATCCTCCGTGAAGAAATATCAGACAATGCAGAATACCGTTTGCTCGGATGATAGAGCGCGCGGGATGTTTCAGTTTTACGGTGCGAACCGTACCGGGCGGTTTTCGGGACGCCACATTCAATTACAAAATCTTCCAAGAAATTATCTCATCGACCTTGAGTGTGCCCGTGCCCTCGTGCGGCAGGGAAATTATGATGCACTGGAAATGCTCTATGAATCCGTTCCGGACGTGCTGTCTCAGCTCACTCGCACTGCCTTCATCCCCAAGGAAGGCAGGAAATTCATCGTCGCGGACTTCTCTGCCATTGAGGCACGGGTGCTGTCCTGGCTTGCAAAGGAGCGATGGCGCATGGATGTATTCGCTGATGACGGCGACATCTACTGCGCCACGGCAAGCCGGATGTTTCACTGCAATGTGGTCAAGCACGGCGAGAACGGGCATCTGAGACAGTACGGGAAGGTAGCGGAGTTGTCGAGTGGCTACGGCGGCTCTGTTGGTGCGCTGAAAGCGTTCGGCGCATTGGAATCCGGGATGAAGGAAGAGGAACTAAAGCCGCTCGTGGATGCGTGGCGTTCGGCAAATCCGAACATCGTGGATTTCTGGTGGGCAGTGGATCGTGCTGCGAAGGAATGTATCAAGGAGCGTACGAGGAAAGTCACGCACGGCATTCGGTTCATCTATCAGGGCGGCATGATGTTCATCGAGCTTCCGAGCGGGCGCAGGCTCGCCTATGTGAAGCCGCGCATCGGAGAGAATCCGTTCGGCGGCGAATCCATTACCTACATGGGACTGGATCTCTCAAAAAAGTGGGCGCGGATCGAATCCTACGGTCCGAAACTCGTGGAGAACATTACGCAAGCCATCAGCCGCGACCTCCTCTGCTATGCTATGCAGACGCTGCGGAACATGGATATTGTCGCTCACGTCCATGATGAAATCATCATCGAATGTGATGAGCGCGTCTCTCTTTCCTCTGTGTGTGAGCAGATGGCGCAAACCCCGCCATGGGCAGACGGACTCCTGCTTCGCGCCGATGGTTTTGAATGTAATTTCTATCAGAAAGACTAAAAAACGTCCTTTTTCACCTCCTGCCAAGGCTACCTTGCAGGAGGTGTTTTTGCTATGACAGAAGAACAGAAACAACAAATCCACGTGCTGCGCAGAGATGGCCTCGGATATAAAAAGATTGCCCTGCTGATGGGCATATCTGTCAATACGGTGAAGTCCTTTTGTCGAAACAACGAATTGACGGGGAATCCTACATCTACCGTGTGCCTTGCTTGCGGTAAGCCGCTTGTGCAGATACCAAAGAGAAAGCAGCGGAAGTTCTGTTCGGTTCAGTGTCGGGAGATGTGGTGGAGCAGGAATCGTGACAAAGGGAATAAGCCTACGGGCGAAACCTGTTGCTGCGCTCATTGCGGCAGGATATTTTCTGCCTATCGGCGTGAGCATCGGAAGTATTGCTCCCATGCCTGTTATGTCGCGGAGCGGTTTCAAGGCGGTGGTGTCCATGCGTAAAGACCAGTATCGCGCAGATATGTTCTATCACCTGTCGCTCACCGTAGCAAAATCCATGCGAGCGAAAGGACTCATCACGGCGGATGAGTACGCTGAAATCGACAGCATGCTCCTTGCAAAATATCAGCCGTATCTTGGTCGGCTTATCTCGGAAAATGCTTGATAAATCCGCTTCACAGAGCAATATATAGGATGGAAAGGAGGTTGATAGAGTGCCTGAGGTAAGAAAAATCGAGCCTACGGTTACCGTCCTAAAGCCGAGAAAACGTGTGGCGGCGTATGCCCGTATCTCGATGGAATCGGATCGGCTGAACCACTCGCTTTCCGCGCAGATCAGCTATTTCAGCGAACTTATCCAAAGGAATCCTGAATGGATTTATGTCGGCGTTTATGCAGACAGCGGAATCTCCGGCGGCGACATCCGACGCAGAGCAGAATTTCAGCGTCTCATCGACGACTGCAATGCCGGGCGAATCGACATTGTTCTCTGCAAGAGCATTTCGCGGTTTGCCCGCAGCACGGTTGATCTATTGGAAACCGTGCGCCATCTAAAGACCATCGGCGTAGAAGTGTGGTTCGAGAAGGAGAATATACATACCCTCTCGTCTGACGGTGAACTTTTACTCAGCATTTTGGCAGGCTTTGCGGAAGAGGAAAGCCGCAGTCAGTCCGAGAATGCCAAATGGGCGATCCGGAAGAAATTCGAGCGAGGGAAGCAATGGCATGTCGCAGCTTACGGTTATCGTTGGAACGGAGAAACCTTCGTTGTCTGTGAGGAGGAGGCAGAGGCTGTCCGTGTCATATTCGATAACTTCCTAAAGGATGTCCCTCTTGGGCGCACAGCAAAATGGCTCAAGGAGAACGGACATGCCTGTTCGATACCATTCATCCATTATGTTTTGGAGAATCCCGTCTACGCTGGCGATGTCATCCTTCAGCGGTATTTTACGGAGAATCCTCGGACGCACAAAATTTTCAAGAACACAGGGCAGCTTCCGCGCTACCTTGTCACCGATAATCACGAACCGATCATCGAGCGCGAGACGTTCGAGAAGGTACAGGAGAAAATCAAGGCGAGCTATGAGTTCAATCCTGCGGCACATCGCATTGTAAAGCCGAGTTGTTTCTCGGCAAAAATCATCTGCAGCAAATGCGGCGCACATTTCGTCAAGGGCGTGACCAAAACCAACAGGCATGACGGCTTGCAGGAGCATTGGTTTTGCTACGGCAAAATTCACAAGCGAATGTGCGATGCAAGGAACATCCGTGGGTATCGGCTGTGGGAGGCGTGTCGTGAGGTTCTGGGGTTATCCGAATTTGATGAGGATGTGTTTGCCAAGACCGTGGAGAAGATTCTCACCACCGATACGGACAGTCTCGTCTTCCATTTTTATGATGGCACGGTGAAAACCGCCCGCATCCATTATTTCAGTCAGGACGAGAAGAAATACACCGACCCACACAGAAAGCCCTTCGGCTACACATGGAGCCAAAACGGTTATGTGATTGTTCCAAAAGAGGCAGAAGCCGTGCAGTTGGTGTATCAATACTATGCCGAGGGATGGAACATCTCCGACATTTCGCGTGAACTCGAATCCAAGGGCTATCAGAGCATTCGGGGCAGATTTTCCCGCCGTGTGGTAACAACAGTTCTCGACAGCGATTTCTACATCGGCAATCGAACCATCAAGGGACAGTTTACGGAAAGCGGTGTGGATGAGGTTATCGAGAATGACCACGCACCGATTGTCAGCAAAGAACTGTTCGATACCGTCCAAAAGCGGCGGGCGGTTGAACTGAAAAAGCAGGAACGGCGTATTGCCACAAGGAGGCGAATAGACAATGAGAAGCGTAACGGTCATCCCAGCCAGCGTCAATAAATTCTCGGCGCAGCCCTTATCTGCCACAGAAAAGCGCAAAGTTGCGGCGTATGCGCGGGTTTCTACGGATGAGGAGGAGCAGCAGAGCAGCTATGCCGCCCAATGCGATTATTACGAGCGGTACATCAAGAGCCGTGCAGATTGGGCGTTCGTCAAGGTATACGCCGATGAAGGAATCAGCGGCTGCAATACCCGGAAGCGCGAGGCGTTCAAGGCGATGGTGCAGGATGCCCTGGACGGCAAAATCCAACTGATTCTCACGAAATCTGTGTCGCGCTTTGCAAGAAACACCGTGGACAGCCTCACAACCATACGGAAACTCAAAGAGCATGGGGTAGAGGTATGGTTTGAAAAAGAGAACCTTAAAACATTTGATCCCAAAGTAGAAATGCTCTTGACCATTTTGGCGAGCCTCAGTCAGGAGGAATCCCGCTCCATTTCCGAGAATGTGAATTGGGGCATTCGCAAGAAAATGACGGACGGTAAATTCAGCCTCGGCTACAGCCATTTTCTCGGTTATGACAAGGGCGCGGATGGTTCGCTTGTCATCAACGAGGAAGAGGCAAAGGTGATCCGCAGGATTTATGCGCTCTACATCAAGGGAATGTCTCCTTACGGCATAGCGAAAGTGCTGACCGAGGAAGGCATCAAAACGCCCAGTGGAAAAACCCGGTGGAGTGACAGTACCGTGAGCAGCATCCTTCGCAATGAGAAATACTGCGGGCGGGCACTGCTTCAAAAGACATTTACCCCGGATTTTCTGACCAAGAAAACCGTCAAGAATACGGGGCAGGTTCCCAGTTACTTTGTGGAACACAGTCATGCGTCGATCATCGACCCGGATGTTTACGACATGGTGCAGCGGATGATGGAGGGTCGCAAGCGGGGGAGGGACAGAATCAGCTCTGTCAGCATTTTCTCAAGTAAACTTAGATGTGGCGACTGTGGTTCTTGGTACGGCTCGAAAACGTGGCACTCCACGGATAAGTACAAACGGGTTATTTGGCAATGCAATCACAAGTTTCGCGGCACGAAATGCAGCACACCGCATTTTACAGAGGACGAAATCAAGGAACTGTTCGTTCGTGCCGTCAATCTGCTGCTTGCCGAAAAAGAGGAGATTATCTCTACCTACGAAATGATGCGGGAAAAGCTGTTCTCCACCACGGCACTTGTCGAGGAGCGCAGGGCACTGGAAAATGAACTGAATGTCACGGCAAGACTGGTGGAGGACTGCATTAAGGAAAATGCCCGTATTGCCCAAGACCAGACGGCATATGAGGAACGCTACCAAAGCCTTGTCGAGCGGTACGAAAGCGCAAAGAAGCGGTATGATGAGATCGTCGAACAGATAAGCGACCGAACAATCCGTGGCGAGCAAGTTTCCATTTTTCTGGAAAAACTGAGAGAACAGGATTTAATCGACACGTTCGATGACGACCTCTGGCTCTCGATGGTGGATTTCATCACCGTGCACGATAAGAGCAAAGTGACCGTCACGTTCAAAGACGGAAGCGAGATAAAACTGGACAGATAAATGACGAGCGGGAGCCGGTGAGAAAAGCCGATGCCCGCTTTCTTTTTGTTTTGACACCCTGAAAAATGTCAGAGTACAGGAAAAATGTAAGGGTTCAAAGGAAAAATGTCAGCGTATCAAAGTAACCGTGAAGGGGGAACTCCTCATAACAATTATGTCCAGCCTAGCGCAGGAGGAAAGCCGCAGCATCTCGGAGAACACCACATGGGGCAAGTGCAAGCGGTTCGCCGAGGGCAAGACCAGTGTGGGCTACAGTGCATTCCTCGGCTATGACAAGGATTTCAAGATCAACGAGGAACAGGCAAAAATCGTAAGGCTCATTTACAAGCTGTTCGTTGGAGGTCGATCCTTCTATGCCATCACCAAGGAATTGGAGAAGCGCGGTATCAAATCCCCGTCGGGAAAGGATAAGTGGTACATCTTCACAGTGCGCTCCATCCTCACAAACGAGAAGTACCGTGGCGATGCACTGATCCAGAAGGAGTATACGGCAGACTTCCTCGATAAGACGAGACGGAAGAATACGGGTGAGATTCCGCAGTACTATGTGGAGGAGCACCACGAGGCAATTATCCCGCCGGACTTATTCGACTTTGTGCAGACAGAAATCAAGGAGCGTGAAAAGAGAGGAAAGCACAGCGGCGTGAGCATCTTCGCGAACAAAATCAAATGCGGCTGCTGCGGCGGGTGGGGCGGGGGTAAGGGCTGGCACTCGACCGACAAATACCGCAGAGTCATCTACCGCTGCAACAAGAAATATGCCCACAAAGGGAAGCCGTGCGGCACGAGGCACTTGACGGAGGAGAAAATCAAACGAATTTTTGTCAAGGCTCTGAACTCCTTAGTTGAGATCAAAGAGCGTATGATTGCCGAACTCCGCTCATTGGTTGATGGTGCTTGCCGGACGGGGGAGCTGATGGAGGAGCGCGGTAGAGTAGAGCAGGAACTTCGTGTTTTGGCAGTACGGCTCGAAATGCTGATTCGTGAGAATGCACGGGTAGCACAGGATCAGACGGAGTATCTGAAACAGGAAAATGAAATTCGTGCGCTCTATGTGGAAAAGCAGGGGTATCTAGCGAGGTTGGATGAGCAAATTACCGAGAGGGAGGACAAGAGAAACACCTTGGAGGGCATGATTCAAGTGGTATGTGGTATCAACGGGGAGCAGCTTGAGTTTGACGAGGAGCTGTGGGGCGGGCTGCTTGATCACATTGTAGTTAAGGAGGACGGCGAGATAGTTGTTGTTTTCAAGGGCGAGATTGAGATTGGTGTAGAAGGATGATATGGGACAGACAACTTCTGCGGCAGAGTCCTATAGACGACTGTGGGAAAGCATGCTGGAGTGCGTGACCGTGGACATGGACACGGGTGGTAACGATATTGTTTCAGGATAGAGCGGACGTGAGCGTATAGGAATTGGGAACATCGGAAATGTTTTTGAAAATCTCCAAAAGGTAAAAATTTTTAACATTGAATATGCTATAATGCAATTATCAAACAATTGTAGCACAGCACTGATTTCTTTGCCAAATATTTCGCGACTTGTGGGACTGAAATATACCGTCCTTGGTTTTCTACTTTATGAAGGGAGAAATCACGATGAACAGCAAAGAACGTCCCTTTATCCGGTTTGGAGAGGATCGGATAAGGCTCGACTCCATCGCAGGCTATGGCATCCGCACGATTACCCGGTATTTTGTGCGAAACGAGGCGCACTCCGAGGTTGACAAGAGCACCTATGAAGGGGCATTTGAGCTGTATATGTACGATGATGAGCCGGATAAGAGTGCCAGCCCCATGCTTGACATCAGCGGGTATCCTGTGATTATGGACGGAATGGTGGTTCAGGAAGGTTACCTTTCCCCCCAAGCGTTTGATGTGCAGAAGGCACGCGCATTGTATATTCGAGGCAAGCAGATGGGGGGCGAATGGCCGGAGTATTCTACTTTGCTTTACAAGGAGGGCGAATGCGGTTTTGACATCCATGCCAAAGTTGCCGAACTGGATGGACTTCTCCTCGACTAGCAGAAAAACTTGCCCGACAAAAATAACAGGAATCGACGCATACCGGATTGAAAGGAGCTGCCTTTTCAGGAGGTGAGAATATGTATCCTTATGGGCTACAGGACAAGAAGGCTCTAAATATGCTGATTTTGGAGATCTTGGAGCAATATACAGACAGCGACCATCCTTTGACGCAAATGGAAATCGTGGATTTGCTGGAAAAGAACTATGGCGTTCCATGTACGCGGCAGACGGTTAAGAATAATCTTATGCTCTTGGGAGAAATGGGGTATGAGATTTCCATGGAGGGCGGCATCTGCCTTATGTCGCGCCAGTTTGAGAATGCGGAACTGAGGATGCTGATTGACAGCGTCCTCTTTTCCCGTACCCTTTCCGGTAAACAGGCGAAACGGTTGATTGAGAAGCTGACAGGACTTGGCAACAAATACTTCCGCGCCAAAGTGAAGCACGTCTGTCATCTGCCGAAACTCATACACTCAGACAACAAGCAAGTTCTGCTGAATTTGGATGTGCTGAACGATGCCATCGAACAGGAGCGGAAGGTTAGCTTCACTTACAATAGCTACGGCAAAGACTTCCAGTTGCATCCCCGACGGAAAGAACCGTACATTGTGAACCCGTATCAGATGGTGACAAATCAGGGTAGATATTATTTGCTCTGCAGTTACGACACAAGCAATCGACTTTCTCACTATCGCCTAGATTATATGACGAAGCTGGAGATGCTCGATGTGAAGGTCAAGCCGATGGATCAAATGGAAGATTTTGTCCAAGGCTACAGTCTGCCAAAGCACATGGAAGAACACATCTATATGTTCAGTGGGTCGAGCGTGCAAGTGAAAATGCGCGTCCGAGCGGTCAATATGGATGCGTTAATCGACTGGTTTGGTAAGGGGTTCCGTATAGTGAAGGAGGATGCAGATGGACTCATTGTTTCCGTTGCCTGCAACGAACTGGCGATGAAATACTGGGCACTGCAGTACGGCGAATATGTGGAGGTCTTGGAGCCGAAAAGCCTGCGGGAAGCTATTTGCGATGCAATCGATTGGATGGGCAGTTTTTATCGGTAAGTCGCATGCACTAACGATCACTTTTATGGGAAGAATGTGCCACACATCGAGGGAGATGTTGGCATCATCGCTTTTTAATCTCCATTTGCCAAAGGAGCTAAAGGGATCCTGATGTTTTCGATGATAGGTATACACGGATCGGAGTTGAGGTACAATGCGCAAGTTTGACAGAGAGTTAGCGAGAGCTCTTACGAAGCGATTGCCCAATAGACTCGATTATGTTGTGTCGTACAGAATTGAAGGGGCGGTAGAACTGCGCGAGATGACGACAGGGCATGATCGTGTCGTCATTATCATTGACTGCGAAACAGATGCAAAGACGATAGCGCCAATTCTGGATGCTCTCGTTCGATTCATAAAAAGAGAGGATTATTTTCGGCTGTCGGATTATAGCGTATTTTTATGGCAGGATGAGACATTTTCGCCACTGTCACCTTCGCGTGTGTCGGCCTCGAGACTTGGGCGACACTTGGAAAAAATCGACGGGTACGGAAACGTAAGCGGAAGTTGGGAAAATTTTAAGGAGATATATAAGCCCCACAAAAATGTAGGGCAGGCAATCCTCATCACGACAGCAAGGAAGGTCACTCAGTTGAGAGAAATGCGCACGATTGGAGCAAATAATCTGCTCCTTTTATATCCGAGAGATGATGAATCAGAAAACAAGGGGACAATAGCAGGTGTTCCTTGCATTGCTTATTAAAGATGTTTTTAGGTGAGCGAGGAGGGGATATGACAGCCTCAAACTTTGCACATTGGAAACATGTGTCAATGATTGATCCCTTGGTTCCATCGGTGAACAGATAGTTCTCCTAGGTACATTTTCGCAGGTTTTGTGACATCAGCATCTTGAGTAGGTGAAATGGAGGTAATCATGGTCGAGGAATTTTATGGAAAAATCAGCAGATCCGGCTCGAACTTATCCGATAAATTGGAAGATAAGCTGACCGGAGATTTCTTCGGTACATTCAGGTACATGGATTTTTGTGATGGACTGCAACCAATCCTATGCGGGGCATTACACAAATCGGAAAAGCATCAAGAAGAATCACAGACTGCGATTCAGCTCATAGAAAACGTGAATTGCACAAATATAAGAGATGGGGAGCATATCAAATTTTGGCCAAAACACGATCGTGGGGAATTGGATGTTTTGTTGGAATTTGATAATTGCTGTATTGGCATTGAGGTAAAGCTCAACAGCGGACTGTCCTCAGACGACCAGCTCATTCGCGAAGCAGAAATTTTATGCGATTTAGCCAAAGATAAGGGGAAAATCCTGCTGTTCATTGCGGGGCACGAATCATGCGTATCGGTCTATCGTGCATATAAGGATGTTATAAGAAAGCAAGGTGTCTGTTTCGTTTTTGCAAGTTGGGAAGACATACTGCAATCGATGAGGGATCTTTTGAATGGAGGCAATGGAAGCAAATATACATCTGGGCAGAGACTGATGATAAGTGATTTGGTAAAGTTATTGACAAGAAAGGAATTCGATACCTTTTTGTCTATGACAAACGGCATTTCAAACGAATCAATAGAAAAGGACGGATACTTTATGGCAGATCATCATAAGGATTATACGACGAATTATAAGAATGCCGCCTTTGTAGTTTTTATGACGTACAAAAATGTTCAGAAATTGCGCGAAGCCATAAAATCTGAATCCGAGAAGAAGGATTGCGAATATACGTTTATTAAGAACCAGAACAAGAACAAGGAAAAGGGATATGAATATCCGGCAGCTGGCATGGTGAATGATTTTTGGTGGCTGTTTCGCAAAGAAGCAAATACAGGCAACGGGGACACTTCGTTGTATGCTGTTAATATCTTTTTGACGAACACAAATGAAGCCGATCCATCGGATCCGATTTTCAGAGTTTTGAGGTATACTTCTTCAAACGTTATTTCAAAAAATCTCACGGGGGAAAATTTAGCGGAGGCGTTTGATGACACTGCTAATGCAGAAAGAGATACTCGCGATATCGTTGTGGATGGAATTACCTGGAAGTTACGGAGGAGAGATATAAAAAATTCGGAAGACCATGCCGGCTTGCAGGCTTGTTATTACGTAGATTTACCCTTAATGAGCATTTCAAAGGATGACATTCGACGAGTTTTCCATATTTTTGATGAACTGTCAAAGCAGTCTGACATAACGTGTTCTCCGCAAGCAGCGAATTAAGGAATAATATCATCCTGGGGTGCAATGCCGTAAATTTTTGGAGGTGATGTGACCTTTATATATTGTTCTGTGTTGACTGAAACAGATGAAAAGAGGGAGAACAATGTTTGAGGAAATGTTCAAAGACGAAGAGAATACCTCGGTGGATCATGGAGTGAGACTCGCCTGTGCGGATGAGAGTGTGTTTTCTGCGCTTGCTCACTATTATTCCCGTGTAGAGGAGTGTGAATCCCGATGCGGGATGCCTGTGCGTCTGTTTTATCCTGAAGTGGAACAGGAGCATGAGGTTTCTGCCTCCACAGATGAGGTGTCATGGCGGAACACCATGCTGATTTCGGACGTACAGGCAAAAGGCTTGCCGACAGCGGTGCTAAAAGAGCAGGATGTCATTTGTGTTTACCGTACGGATTCTGAGAAAAACTTTGCCGCCTGTGCAGAGCAGTTGGTTGCGTTGCAGGAGGATAGAGGCAACGGATATGCCGAACCTGCTGTCTTTTGTTTTGCAGATGTCAATTCTGCGAAGGCGTATCTTTGCGGATCTGGCTTATGGGCACCCGGTCAATCTCAGGTGGTTGGTGCGACATGGGACGATGTTTTACCGCTTCTTGCATCGACAAAGGGGAATCTGCGATGGATCTCGGGAGAATCTCTCCCGTTAGAGGAGCTACCGTCTCGGAATGGAGCAGCACAGGGGGTACAGCTGATCTTCCGAGGATCGGCAGAGCTGTCCATGTTTGATGTGATGGAAAAAGCGGAAGCCATCGCCGGTTGCTTTGCAGATGGGGTCAATGTTCTATGGCAGATTGAGGTGCATGATAAGAACGAAGTCCTTGTTTTTGTCGCACAGCCCGTGCCATATACAAATCCAAAACCCACAGAACAGTGAATTGAGCTGGCTCTATTTGTATGCAGGAAATCAACTTGGTGAGGAGAGAGCGAAAATGCGAGTGTACGAGGGCACACGCGAACTTAGAATTGCGTGCAAGCATGATGATTTACTGCCGTCATTGAGCGAATACGCTCCTCATCGGGAGAGCTATGAGATCGAATGCGGTATTTCTGTAAAGCGGTTCTGTCGAGGGACAGAAAAAACCGATTTGACACATACCGAAGATGATGTTCGGGTCTGGCGAATCCTCTTAACGGCGGATGTATCCGTGGCAGAGATCCCTGTCGAACTGCTCAAGAAGCAGGATATGGTGCTTGTCTATCGGACAAACAGCGAGGAGCAGCTGGCCGAATGTATGCGACCGCTCTTTTCTCTGCAGACGAGGGAGCCGGGTGAGGCCGTATGTCATCCTGCAGTCTTTTGTTTTGTCAATGTGGATGCAGCAAAAGAGTTTATTCGCTTCCTTGGATGGCAGCTACTCGCTGATGTTCAAGTGATTGATATTGATTTCGATGATGTGATCAAGGCATTCGCATCACAGCGAGGGCATATTCTCTGCATATCCAAGAAAATGCTCATTCCGCAGGAAGAACTATCCACAAAAGATGCAGAAGTACAGGGAGCTTTGTTGATCTTTCGAGGGGCTGAACTCTCAATGTACGATGTATGTGGACAAGCGGAGAAGCTCTGCAGTTCTTTTCACGAAAGTGCAGACATTATATGGATGATCATAGAGTGTCATGAGCAGAGCGTGACTGCACTTTTTGCAAGGAGACTGACCGATCAAGAGATTCGCTCACGCAGCGAATTATGATCAAACCAATGGGCATAGAGAGGTGCAGCATTCAAAGACTTGTGCGCGGAAAAGCCACATGGTCAATCGAATGATGGAGGGACAAGGAAATGTCATCCTACAAGGAAATTTGGGATCTGAGGATTGCCTGTGCAGATGAGAATTTGGTTCCTCCTTTGGAGCACAATTATTCCTGCGTTACGGAATGCGATCCCCTATATGGTATGCCTGTGCGACGGTTTTATAAAGAGCGTGAGAGATACGAAGGGGATGATGAGCCATACGTGATATGGAAGGGGGCTTTAGACAGAGAAAGCTGCGAGGACGATGAGCTGTATAACTTGGAAGAGGATGAAGTATGGCTATGGCGCGTCTTGTTGGTCTCGGACACCCACATTGCAGAGATGCCACCGGAGATATTCGAACAGCAGGATATGCTTCTCATATACCGTACAGCTTCCGAGGGGGAATTTATCGAATCCGTGCAGCCCTTACTGGCGCGTCAAACAGATGAGTTCTATCGACATTTGAATAACCCCGATATTTTTTGCTTCGCAGATGCGGATTGTGCAAAGGCCTTTATGCACTGGTTTGGACTGTGGTGGGGCAAGAGCTGTTATGCGGATATGGGGGACCTGGACTATTCCAATGTCAAAAAGACATTGGGATCGCAGGACGGGAAGATTCGATGTATCTCGGAGGCAGGAGAATTGCCTGTCCGGGATGAGACAGTAGAGGGCGTGCTGATCTCTTTCCGTGTAGACGAAGAACATTCTCTCATCCCAGATGAAATGCTGGAATGGTGGGATATGTCAGAGCAGGAGGATGAGCTTTTCGATTATATTAGCGAAAAAGTGCAGGAGATGATCCCTTGTTTCCCGACAGCACGATTGATATGGACAGTGAGAGCGGGTAAGAAGTGTGAGGAGGTCGTGTTTATTGCCAGAGCATTGATTTCCACATCCGACATGAAAATTTAGCGAATCATTGATAAAAGAGGTGATATGAATGAGCGTCCTACTGAACCGCAAATGCTGTGCTACTTGTGAACATTGGATGGGCAAGAGAGAATCCGGCAAGTCTGTTCGTTGTGAAAATGACCGAGTTTTGGGCGTGTGCATCAATAAGAAGAGTTCGTTCAAGGGCAAAGAAACACAGGCGGGGTACCACTGCGCCAATAAATATGAGCAGTGGACTGGATATAAGAAATAGAAGGATTGCCGAATATTCAGATTTCCGTGTCCGGTTTTTGTCGGTAGGGTGTGCAAAATCTCGACTGATGTTGTATAAATAAAGTTGACAACTTCTTCGCAAGGATTTTAGATAAAGTAGAAGAGGAGAAGGAGAGGTCAAAATGGCAACAAACAGGCAATACGATCACGAATTTAAGGTGCAGGCAATCAAACTGGCGCAGGAAATCGGTCAGGCGAAAGCCGCCAAAGAGCTAGGAATTTCCAAGAACACGATGTATACATGGACACGCGCACAACGTCTTGGATATTTGAATCTTTGGTGCGGCACGCAAACACCGCAGAGTGCCCTGAGTTTGCATGAGGAACTCGTACAGCTACGCGCCCGGCTCAAGGCACAGGATAAGGAAATTCGACGTTTGAAGAAAGAGAATGACTTTCTGGAAGAAGCAAGCGCTTTTTTCGCCGCGAGCCGTCTGAAGTCAACAAAAATTCATCGTCCCAATCATAAGCCGAACGGTAGCACAAAAGCAGATCGGCAGGCACAGATCTCGGAGGATCTCCTGCACCGTGATTTTCATGCCGACACGCCGCTTTCCAAGTGTGTCACTGACATGACAGAGATTCCTGCGTGTGATGGAAAACTCTATATTTCAGCACTCTTTGACTGCTATGACGCCGGCGTGCTCGGGCTTTCTATGGATACGAATATGGGGGCTTCTCTGTGTGTGCAGATGCTTGATAACGCCATGATTTCCTACCCGATGCTAAGGGGAGCAATCCTGCATTCGGATCGCGGCAGCCAGTACACGAGTCAGCTGTATCGGGAGGCAATCCAAAACTATGGAATCCGTCAAAGTATGAACAGTGCCGGTGGCCGCTGTCATGATAACGCGCGTTGTGAGAGTATGTGGGCACGCATGAAGTCGGAGCTTCTCTATGGACGCTATGACACAAAGAAAATGACAACACAAGAGTTGAAGGTTCTGGTTTGGCGATATTTCATGAGCTATTGGAACAACCGCCGGATCTGTTCAACAAACGGCGGACTTCCTCCGATGGTGAAGCGGCGACAGTTCTATGACTCCGTTGCCGCAACCACTTAAACGTTCGTTCCCTTGTGAGAAATTTATCAACTGTTCTTGACAATATCAAAAGTGCATCTGAGTTCACATAAGTTCACAAAGGTTCATGTTGCCTTCATAGGGTTGACAGTGATATGATAGACTCAGCAAGAATAGGATATGGAATCAGCCTTCTCGGAGAAGCAATTCTCCGCGAGGGCTTTTTTGATGGAGGTGAAGCGATGCCGAGAAAGCCGAAGCGCCCCTGCCGTATGACGGGCTGTCCGAACCTCACGGACAGGAAGAGCTGCTACTGCGAGATGCACGAGAAAACAATGCAGCGACATTACGAGCATTTTTCCCGTGGCTACGATCAGCACAAGAGATACGGCAGTGCGTGGCGCAGGATTCGCGACCGTCACTTGTCAGCGCATCTACTCTGTGAGATGTGCAAAGAGCGGGGCAGATACATCCTCGCGACGCTTGTGCATCACATCCAACCGATTTCGGACGGTGGCACGCACGATGAGCGCAATTTGATGTCGCTTTGCGTATCCTGCCATGAGCGGATTCATCAAAGAAAAAAGCTGTCCTAAATGAACAGCTTATTCATCGAATATATCCGCATGAGTTCCGGTTTCGACAAGAGTTAAGGTCAGAATGTCATTTTCCACGAGGTATACGAGCAGCCAATCCAGTTGAATATGGCACTCGCGAAAGCCCGCCCAATTCCCATGGAGTTCGTGGTCGCGGTGCTTGGCATCGAGTTTGCGCCCTTTCCTTAACTCATCGACAACATCATCCAGCAGCTTGAGGTTCAAGCCGCGTTTCTTGGCACGCTTGTAACTTTTCTTATAAGCGGTGGTGAACTTGATGTGATAGGTCATTCTTCCAATGCCCTCTTCAAGTCGTCCATGTTGTCATAGCTAGGGATGTTCGGATCGCGAGAGACTCTTCTTGCTTCTTCCATCGCGGATAAGGTGCTCTGCTTATAACGGGGCATTTCGATAGAAAATGGGATACCGCCGCGAAGGACGCACTGATGGAGAAACATATTAACGGCACCGGACATATCAAGACCAAGCCCGGAAAACAAAGCGCCGGCCTGTTCTTTTATGTCTCGGTCAATTCTGATTTGAGTAGGGACAGTTGACATAATGAGCACGCTCCTTTCTTTTAGAAAAGTATAGCTTGTTTGATTTACTATGTAAAGCAAAAAGAATACTAATGAATAGGGAGGAGGCGGTCAAATCTCTAAAACTGCGCCAATCCTTGACCAGGGAGGGGGCGCACGCACAAAAACGTCGGTTCAAACAGGGGATTAAGGGAAGGGGGGCGAGAAGATGGCGCGTGACGGTACAAATCGTGGTGGTAGGCGAGTCCGAGCGGGAGATAAACCCGAAGCACTGGCAGATAAGATCGCGGGCAGGCGAACAGCGCACATCATGGAGTTCCCAATGACGGAGTTGGACGGTACAGATCTTGTGGATGCCGCCGACCTCTATGGAGAAGAGATGCCGACCCCGAATGAGTTCCTGTCGGCGCGGCAACGCAACGGCAAGCCGCTCGGTGCGGATGAGATTTTCCGCGAGACATGGCTGTGGCTGAAGGAGCGCGGCTGTGAGCGTCTCGTGAATCCCCGTCTGATTGAAAGCTACGCGCAGGCATTTGCCCGCTTCATCCAGTGCGAGGAGGCAATGAGTCAATTGCCGCAACCACTTAAACGTTCGTTCCCTTGTGAGAAATTTGTCAACTGTTCTTGA